ACAGATTGAACACTCAAGACATCGTTCATTCAGTAACTTTATAGCCAACTCCTTGTCGGCTATCGCGGCATACTGCTTTTTTGAAAAAAAGCCCGCCATTGACGTAAAGTTTGTCAATGACGGACAACTTGCTATTTTTTGATTTTATTTCGAACTCACGTTTATTACAGGGATAATCTGGAGGTGATCCTGCGCATAATTCCCGGATATGACAAGAATACACTGATAGAGGCCATACGGATATGTCTGGACAAAGGCATCTATAACGGGGACTCGGTTAAAAGCCTGTGTGAATATGTGTGCAGGGGAAAGGAAAATGGAACAGAAATATACGGACTGGAGGATCACCTGCCCCGACAAGGCGGATTGATACAGTCTTATAACGAAATACTCAGGGATTATGACAAGACATAAGAAGGAACTCATGGAATGTGCACGTATGCTCAAGCTGGGCAATCTGACCGAACATCTGGAGGAACTGCTGCATCAGGCCCAGGAAAAGCAGCTGACCTATCCGGAGTTTCTACTCGCCTGCCTCAGGGAGGAGGTCCGGACCAGGGAGAACCGGAAATATTTGTGTCGTTTGAAAGCGGCCGGGCTTCCTGCAAGGCATGATCTGGACCGTTACGACTTTACCCGGACGGAAGGAATCGACTCCAGAAAGCTGCGCGAACTGCGCGAGCTGGTATGGGTGGGACAGGCATACAACCTGCTTCTGGCAGGCGGTTCCGGAACAGGAAAGACCTATATTGCCGCCGGACTTGTCCATGAGGCGGTGAAAGCCGGATACAGGGCATATATGGTTACGCTGGAGGACCTTCTGACCTGTCTGAAGACAAGGGATGTTTCCAGGCATGCGATGAAAACCTACAAACGGATCATGAAGGCACAACTGCTGGCCATTGACAATGCCACACTCTTTCCCTTGAAAAGAGAAGATATCATGTTGCTGTTCAAACTGGTGAATGAGTTTCAGGAAAAGACATCGCTTATCGTTACAGCCAACTACTCCCTTACAGAGTGGCTGGCAATACCGGGAGAGGAAGCTGTCGCAGCGGCATTGCTTGACAGACTGCTCTACTGTTGTGAGATTATACAACTGTCAAGAAACAGCTATCGGATGGAAAACAGGAAAACAATTTTTAGCAATCGGAGTGAAGATACAGACACTTTAAAAGAGTTAACAACTGTAAAGTAATATCCTGCTAAAAGTGGGATATATTAAATTACATAAAAATGAGGTGTGTAAATTTGCAAGGTACATGTGTGCCCCACTGGTATGATCCCTGTCTTTTATAATTTAAAGTCAAGCAAGAGAGGAAAGTAAATAGGGTTTAGTTTATGCATAGTAAATGTAAGATTTACTTGCAACAGGTAAAAAGATTTTTAAGGTTAACAATGTATGCGGCATGCTAAAAAGTGATTATTATGTTGGAAGTTGTTCTATATAAGTATTTACTTTTTGTCGTTCAAAAGATATGACTTCAATATAGTAAACATACACTTTTTAGTTTGCCCTTATTTTTCGAATAAGATGAGTGAGTCATAAACATCAGTTACATATTATGAATATAAGGGGGGAAAAACGAAACGTGTCAATATGTGGTCGGCCTGAAAATGACTGATTGCTTTGGCTGTCAAAGCGTTATGATGAAGTAGGGGAGAGTGACTTGGAAAAACGAAACGTTTACATCGCTTTACATTGGGCTTACATTTTAGCCTCGTTTGAACGCCGTTCAAATGAAATGCTTTACATTGAAGGTGGGATAGGGGAGATTTCGGGTTTGTTCATCGGTTATTCTCCATGAACCTTTCCAGATCGCTCTCATATACAAAGATAGTCAAACGGATCGGTTTATGCAAGTGGAGTGGGGGAGTGCCTGACGCACTTCCCTTTTTTATTTTATCTAAATTATTCCATATAGATGATATTTGGTATATTTGCAATGAAATAAATACCGTATATTATGAGTAAAGTTATCCATGTACATTTGATTTTTGAGAAAAAGAACATCTATTTTGGTAGTATATCGGCCATTTTTGAAACTCTAACGGAGCAACAGGTCGGGATCACCAAGAATAGTCTTTTACATGCTGGACTGGTTGATGACATTGCCAAATACACGAAACGTGCAATGATTATTCAGTCTCGCTTGATAACATGCACCAGAAAGGGCTGAAACAGCCTTAGAACGTCTATAAAGCCGCTTTTTGCGGCTTTTTTTGTATTCGTGTCGGTAATAGTACATCAATGGGAGGCTGCTACTTACTTTGAACGGTTTGAACAGTCGGAAAAATTGAAAGGGTTTACACTTGGGTTTACAACTTGGGTTTACATTTTCTCCATTACAAAAACGAAACGTTTTAATAGGGTTTACACTTGGGTTTACATTTTCGGATTATTTTTTAGCGATTTGTCTATCTATATAATATAGATAGGACTTGTTTTTGCTTGTTTTTAAACTATTTGAGGGGGTAAATAATACATTGATAATATTTATTTACTCCCCTATATTTTAATTCATATCTCTAAAAATCAGTGTTTTGTTGCTTTTTACCCCTTTCACCCCATATAACGCATTTTACCCGGCGCCTGCAAGTGTTGAACTCTCCGCACCTGAAACACGCCCCAAATTGTCCTGTTTAAGTTGCACGATTGTTTGCTTAAGTGCACCTATTTCCTCTGCCATCTCTCGGATAGTGGCATCTTTATCTGCTATAATTGCTAGTAATTTGTCTTCTATTCCCGTACTTTCTTTTTGTGGCAGGGTAGTTGTATTATTAAAAGTGGCAGTTTGTATGTTAATCATCTCTCCCCTACCAGTCAAAAGCCATTCTGAGGACAGATTTTCGCATTTTGCAAAAAGAAGATCGTAGTCAAGTGTGTCTCGCGACAGCCACGAGCTTATAGTTGAGGGAGCAACCCCTATTAACTTTGCAAAAACAGAAGGCTTTCCGTCACTGTAATGCTTTATAATAGCCTCTAATCTTTCTTTTTTATTCATTGTTTTATATTTTGCGAAATTATTTCGCAGATTGTTTTGCAATTTGCGAAAGATGATTTATATTTGCCACGTGTTCAAAGTGTGAACACCGCCCCAAAGCTACAAAAAAGGCTTGAGGTGACAATGAGAAATATAAAAAGAAGAAAAATAGAAGGTTATGAAACGGTATTATTTTGAATTGACAGATCGGAGTTATAATGACCTGGGGGCTTTTATTCCGGATGGGTACAGCAAGGAAGTGGCTGTCAGGCAAGCAAAGAGGTGGATGGCAGAAAACAGTATAGTATTAGCCACCCTTATCGTGAATAGCCTAAGAACATCTAACGTGTTGGATGTAATTAATATTGATATACTTAAAACGAAGATATAATGGAAGCAAAATTTAAAAAGGGACAAAGTGTGAGAATCACCAAGAGGAACGGTGAAGTCATTGATGGTGTAATCCGCGATTGGGACTATAACATTTGTACTTTCGGTCGTGAATATAATGTCGATTATATGAAAGATGGCCAGGTTTGGACTGTGATATGTGTTCCGGAGGATGCCATACAAGAACTCCGATAGATTTCCGGGGCAGTTAGTTCAGTTGGTAGAACACGCCAAACTCCCGCAAGGGAGAGGCCATGGTCCGTGGTTCGAGTCCGCGACTGCCCGCTACAATAATTTAACTTATCAGCGAATTATGAAAGAACGAATAGTGGTAGAATACAGAGAGGTGGGTAAAATAGCCGGTTTGCTGGGTTGTTCCCGGGAAATGGTCTCCCACTCCCTTGCATTCCGCAAGAACAGCAAGTTGGCCCGTTCCATCCGCAAGCTCGCCATCGAGCGCGGTGGAACCAAGGTAGGTGGTAACCCTGAAAAGAAGGAAAGCGATGAAAAGTGAGTTGATGGCATTGTTCGGTGACCAGCTGCGCTGGTTTATACACTTGAACTGGAAGCAGCGCCTTTGTGTACTTTACTTCTGTCTGAATTTCTGTCTGATATTTTCTGTGAGTGAAGACAATTTGCTTTGGGCGCTTTTTGTTGTACTGAACTTTGGGGCTTCAGTACGGCTGTTGAAGAGGCATGTCCCTTTGAATGATTTGGAGGACTGATAACAGAACGGAAAATGGAATACTATAATAATATACTGTGTGTAACCTGTGAAGAGCTTACTTCAGGAGATAATCCGGTGATGAAGTATATAACTTTATACCAAAATGTCCGTCGCGGTAACATCGAAAGTATCAACCGTGGCGGTGGCGAGGGCAATGTAGCCCTGTATTCCTATTCTTCCCTTCCCGAGAAATACAAGAAACGTTGGGTTGAGCGTCATGGCGAGCCCGAGAAACAGATGCGAGAAGAAATGATTCGTAACATAGTGAAGAAAGACGAGAAGGCCGAGAGCTTTTTTGAGGAGTACCGCTACGACAAGAACGGTGAGATGGTCGCTCTTCCCATGGATGTGAAGAAGGAATACACTTGGAATGCCTCGGTACTGAACGCGCTGATGGAAGAGTTCAAACGCTTGAGTTCATCCAATAACAAGCTGACCGGTTTCCGCCGTAACCTTTGGGAACTTCTGCTTGTCACGAGTGAGGAATGGCGTCCGGTGTACGGGCATAGTCTTCCGGGCAGTGTAGGCCGGTTGAAAGCACTTATAAACAAGTTCCGTCCCGACAACTACGGTGTGCTTGTGAGCGGTAAATACGGCAACAGCAATACGCTGAAGATCGAGGAGGACGGCGGGCGTTACCTTGTTGCATTGAAACGTAGCCGCGTTCCGGTTTATACGGATATGGAGATTTTTGAGGAGTATAACCGTGTCGCTCTGGAACGTGGCTGGAAGCCCCTGAAGAGCCCCCGTAGCCTCCGCGAATGGTTCAACAGTCCGCGTGTCGAACCTCTGTGGTACGATGCCGTTTATGGGGAAATGAAGGCACACCAGCGTTATGACCGTAAACACCGGACAATCCTTCCGAGCCGTCGTGACAGCCTCTGGTATGGTGACGGTACGAAGTTGAACCTCTACTATCGTGATGAGAACGGAAATAAGTGCACTACAAGCGTGTACGAGGTGGTGGATGCCTATAGTGAAGTTCTGCTCGGTTATTACATTAGCGACAATGAGGACTATATCGCCCAGTACCATGCTTTCCGCATGGCTATCCAAACGAGCCGGCACAAACCTTACGAGATCGTGTGCGACAACCAGGGCGGTCATAAGAAAAACGCGGCGTTGGGCCTTTTCTCGAAGATCAGCCGTATCCACCGCCCGACAGCCCCGTATAACGGCGAGTCCAAAACGATTGAGAACATTTTCTACCGCTTCCAGAGCCAGGTGTTGAAAAAACGTTTCAGTTTCACCGGGCAGAATATTACGGCAAAGAGAGAGACAAGCCGTCCGAACCTGGAATTCATCAACGCGAACATCGGCTCCCTTCCCACACTGGAGGAGCTGAAGGAGCAGTATGCCGCTTCCCGTGAGCAGTGGAACTCAATGAAGCATCCGGTCACCGGCATCTCCCGTATGGAAATGTACAATACCAGCGTGAACGAGGCTACTGATACGGTAAGTGTGCCGGATATGGTGGAAATGTTCTGGTACACAACCGAAAAACCGTCTCTGTTCACCGCCAGCGGTATCGAGATCACGGTACGGGGAAAGAAATACCCCTACGAGGTTTTCTCCGCTCCCGGTGAGCCTGATCTGGAATGGCGCCGGCGTAACACCTACAAGAAGTTCTATGTCCAGTACGATCCTTATGACATGAGCAGCGTGCGCCTGCTGTACAAGGATAAGGGCGGAGCAATGCGTTTCGAGTGTGTGGCTTCGTTCCCGCTGATGATCCACCGTGCCCAGCAGGAGCAGACGGAAGACGAGAAACGTTTCATCCGCACCCAGCAGGAGGCCGTCATCAATGAGCGTATAAACCGTCAGGTCGTCGCCAAGGATATCGAGTATGAGCATGGTGTCGCACCG